AGTAAAGAAACTGGAAGACCAGGTTGGTTGGATTATTGCCCGCAATGTAGAGTCAGGTGATAACCCAAAAATACAGAAACTTGAAATCCAAGTGAACTGTTTGAGAAAACAGGTGCTTGATATCGAGGGTAAGAAGTCTTACAGAGAACAAGCAATAGATTATGCTGATATGAGGAATAGTGAAGATGGCTGAAGGTAGATGGGCTGACTGGCAAGTCCGACAAATTGCTCAGAACATGGCAGAAAAATGTCCTAAACGAATATGGTTTGATGGTGATGATGAAAGTTATCTTACATCACTCAAGAGTTGGTCACATATCACAACAAGAAATCTTTATTCAATGGAACTTGAAGAACGTCAAATGATTATTTTTATACACCATTTAGGTATTGAACACGTTGGGGTAGAAACATTTGACCCACAAGATAAAGGACGGTATTCACAAGGTGGCGATTTTAAACCGCATGAAGGTCGAGATGCATCTCGGAAAGTCGTGTGAATATAAATGTATTATCAACAATTATATCAATTTGGATATTTTCATGGAATGGTTCCTGATATAGATAATGAGCAGTTAGCTGAAATTATTGTAGATCATGGTCGCCGAGAAAGTAAAGATGTTGCAGACACTACACATGAAGATTTTGATTTTCCAGACAATGAACAATTTAGAAAATTAATTGCATATATAAAAAAAGAATTTAATTATATTAATCCAGAAAGGAGATTAGTTTTAAAAAACTATTGGGCTAATGTACAAGAAAAAAGAGAAAGCTCTACTTTACATGACCATTATGATCCTTGTGAAAAATTAAGTTTGTCTGGAGTATATTATGTACAGTTATTAGAAGGGGCTGGTAATTTAGTTTTTAATATTCCAGAGAATCAATATAATAAAATTAGATTTCAAATAACACCAATGGTTGGACAATACTTTTTATTTCCTTCATGGTTAGAACATTTTGTAACTAGAAATTATAGTGACGATTATCGTATATCAATATCTTTTAATTGGGCAGAAGCTGATAATGAATAAAGATTATCTTATAAAGAAAAATTTTATTAAGAAAGATGTTGCCGATTTATCAGCACTATATACATTCTATACTTTTTTATCCAAAGTGAGTTATGAAGGATTTGACCAACAAATTCCATTAAGTTATTCTATACATACAGACCCTCTAATGGAAGGTATGTCAACATTGTCACATCCGAAAATGGAAAAAATTACAGGGTTAGAATTATTACCTACATACACTTATTTTAGATTTTATAGACCCGGCGATATATTAAAGCCGCATATAGACAGAGATGCTTGTGAATTTTCTGTTTCAATATGTTTAGGTTGGGATTATAAGGGTGATGATTATAGCTGGCCGATTTATATTAATGGAACAAGAGTTGTTTTAGAAATAGGAGATGCAGCAATTTATAAAGGAATAGATATTGAACATTGGCGTGATGAATTTATTGCTAAAGAAGGTTCATGGCACGCTCAAGCTTTTCTACATTATGTAGATAAGAATGGTCCTTATGCTAAACATATTTGGGATCAAGTAGAAACACCTGTTAATTGGAGAGGTAATGATATTTTTGGTTATAGACATCATGCCAGACAAACCGATTACAATATAGACAAAGATAAATATTATTATGCCAACATACACATTTAAAAACTTAGAGACTGAAGAAGTCTTTGATAAAATTTGTACAATTTCTGAAATGGAAGAAATGCTAGCGTCAGGAGAATATAAGCAAGTAATGCAATCTCCTATGATTGTTAGTATGAGAGATTCTTGGAGACGCCACACTGATGATAGGTGGAAAGATAGATTACGAACAATAAGAGATGCACATCCTGGAAGTACAATAGACGTTTGAAATAAATAGTTCTATATACTTACAGGAGGAACTCTGTTGAGTAAACACAAGAAGAAAAATATGTATATTCCTAGCAGCACACTATTAACAATCGAACCCCTAACGGATAACCAGAAGAAGGTATTTGAAGCCTGGGATGATGGCAAAAATATCTTTACTTCAGGTGTAGCCGGTAGTGGTAAAACATTTATATTATTGTATCTTGCCTTAAAAGAGGCATTAAACAAATCATCGGTGATTGATAAGGTGGTGTTGGTTCGTAGTTTATTACCCTCTCGGGACATAGGATTTCTACCAGGAACGATTGAAGAAAAATCAGACCTATATCAAGACCCTTATCGTATACTGGTACGATATATGTTTAAATTGGCAAGCGACCAAGACTTTGTACACCTTTATGATAAGTTAATAGAGCAAGGGTCTTTACAGTTTGTTTCAACTTCCTTTTTAAGAGGGCAGACATTTGATAAGGCTGTAATAATTTGTGATGAGTTTCAAAATATGTTATTCCATGAATTGGATACATTGATTACAAGAGTAGGACAAGACAGCAGAATTATGTTTGCAGGTGATGTTGAACAGACAGATTTAAGAAAACACAATGGCGACCGTGAAGGTGTAGGAAAATTTCAAGCCATTTTACATACTATGGAAGAATTTGAGTGTATAGATTTTGATTTTGGTGACATTATCAGAAGCGGATTGGTAAGGTCTTATTTAATCGCAAAGACTAATTTGGGATATAAAACAGAGGATTTTACTTGACTTTAACTTAAAACTATGAGATAATTATATTATGGCATTTACACATGAAAATACTTATGAGCCGTTCCCAGAATTGCCGGTTCATAACATCAACGGACTTCGGTTCTACGAAGCTCCTAATGGAAAAAAATATCCTAGTATTACTACTGTACTAGGCAAACAGCCGGGCAAACAGAAAGGTTTGCAACAATGGCGAGAACGTATTGGCGAAGAAGCTGCTCGTATCATTTCTGGTAAGGCAGCTCGCCGCGGCACAGCGTTTCATAATATCTGTGAAGATTATATAAACAATCAAGATATAGAAGAGCATAAAGGAAAGAATTTTTTATCATGGTGTATGTTTAATGAATTGAAACCAATTTTAAACGATACTATTGATAAGGTTGTGCTTCAAGAAACCAATATGTTTTCTGACACATATAAGGTTGCAGGCAGATGTGATTTTATAGGGGTGTATGATAATAAACTGGCAGTAGTAGATTTTAAGACTACTACAACACCAAAGAAAGAAGAATGGATTGAAGATTATTTTATACAGTGTTCAGCTTATGCTGCAATGTTTGAAGAACATACAGGCATGGCTGTTGATGATATTGTTATAATGATGGTTGCTGAAGATGGTTCTATTCAGATTTACGAAAAGAAAACTAGAGATTATCTGGATAAACTAGAAGGCATGATGGAACAATTCTACGAGGACCTAAATTTATAAATATGATTGATGATTGATGATACTAAACAAGTAGACGGATCGGACGCCGGGGCAGTACCGGCCACCTCCACCAATTCTCGGGCAACGTATCAAGGTATTTTTGACTTTTCTAAAGCCTTAAATGCCTATTATTACACAGCCGATGAATGGAGTAGACAGGGAATGTGGGGACCACTTCCCGATGAAAGGAACACCGAATTAAGGGGGGTGAATCAGGATCGACGGACGGATGAAAAGTTAGAGGAGAACATCAAAAACTATAAAAGCCAACGATGACTTTTATGACTATGCAATGGCTGCCTAAAAGGTAAGCCTGCATCGGGGCCTAGCCCACCTTGTCAAATAACGGGCCACCAGTTAAAAGAGGTCTCTGCTCTAGACAGCCTCACACCCCTTTATCACCGAAACAGAGATAGGTGATAACCCACTTTAAAAATATATATTATGAGTCTAGGAATAACAACAAAATCATTTTCATTACAGATTGAGGAACTAGTTAAGACAAAGAATATGTCTTACATGGATGCCGTGATCTATTATTGCGATCAAAAGGATATTGAACCTGAAAGAATTACAAGGTTTATAGATAAGGGCATGAAGGAAAAACTTCAGTTAGATGCTGAAGCTTTAAATTATTTACCTAAAACAAGATCGTTATTTGAATGACAGATTACGAAGCATATTTAAACTATCTAGCTTTAAAACTACACTTTGATGGCAAGTATGATTACTTCAAGTATGGTGGTAAGACGAGCGCAACTATAGAGTCTTTTAAGAAACGTAAAGACAAGCATCAATTTGCAAAGTTGGCTAGAAAATTATCTGACGAACAAATTTCAGAATATTTTATAGCTAATTTAATTCGTGATAAATCTTGGGTAGGAGATTTTAATAATCAAAATTGGATTGAACATAAAAAAATAATTCAAAGTTTAGAATATAATTTTTTAAATGACGTAGAATATCTCTTGACAACGGTGCCCGAATTTG